TGTTATAATAAACTAAGAAAATTTTCTGTAGGAGGAAAATAATATGGCAACAAGAATGCAGCAACGGAGAGGCACTGCAGCCCAATGGACAAGCGCAAACCCTATTTTAAATGCAGGTGAAATGGGATGGGAGTCTGATACCAATAAATTTAAGATTGGTGATGGTACTAATCACTGGGCAGACCTTGACTACTTTATTGATCAATCCTCCACAGTAAACCCAGCATTTGGTTCAAGCATTACTTTCGAAGGTGCTACTTCAGACGCATACGAAACAACACTTACAGTTGCAGATCCTACAGCAGATCGTACAATTACACTTCCAAATTCTACAGGAACAGTAGTTCTTGCAGATGGCAGCGGTAACGTAACAGTTTCTGGTAATTTAACGGTACAAGGAACCACTACAACAGTAGATTCAACAACAATTAATCTTACAACTTCAATTACTTTTGAAGGATCTACAGCAGATGCATATGAGACAACCCTTAATGTTGTTGATCCAACTGCTGATAGATTTGTTACTTTACCGAATGCAACTGGAACGGTAATAACAACTGGAAATCTTAGTGATACTGGAGCAACTGCAACAGAACTTGGATATCTTAGTGGAGTAACTTCAGCAATTCAAACACAATTTAGTAATATTACAACAGATGTTTCTGCGAAGGCACCTACTGCAAGTCCTACATTTACTGGAACCGTCGTACTTCCTTCTACTACATCAATAGGTGATGTTTCATCAGCAGAAATTGGATATGTTAACGGTGTTACTTCTGCAATTCAAACACAAATTGATACAAAAGCACCTGCTGCAAGCCCTACCTTTACTGGAAACGTAGTGCTTCCTTCAACAACTTCAATCGGAGACGTATCTGAGACTGAACTTTCATATGTTAATGGTGTAACCTCTGCCATTCAAACACAACTTGATGCAAAATCACCATCTGCAGATCCAACTTTTACAGGTACAGTTGTTCTTCCTTCAACTACATCAATAGGTGACGTATCTTCAACTGAAATTGGATATGTAAATGGAGTAACCTCTGCTATTCAAACACAACTTGATGACAAGTTGGCTTCGGCATCTGCCGCTTCAACTTATGCGCCTCTTGCCTCACCAGCCTTAACTGGCACACCAACAGCACCTACCGCTGATGCCAATACTAATACAACTCAAATTGCTACAACCGCATTCGTTAAAACTGCAGTAGACAATGTTATCGCTTCAGCACCTGGAGCATTAGACACTCTTAATGAATTGGCTGAAGCACTTGGTGATGATGCAAACTTCTCTACTACGGTTACAAATAGTATTGCAACAAAGGCTCCACTTGCTTCCCCAACATTTACTGGTACAGTAACTGTAGCAGCAGATGGAATTGCTTTTACAGACGGTACACAAACAAAAGAAGGCGTACCTTCAAGAACTACAATTAATACAGCATCAGCATCTTATAATCTATCAACTGGTGGATTAACATTAAGAGATACTATGCTTGAACTAGGTTCATCATCAGCAATTACACTAACAATTCCAGCAAACTCAACAACAGCATATCCAGTAGGAACATCAATTGATATTATTCAAACTGGTGCTGGACAGGTAACTGTTGCTGGCGCAGCAGGAGTAACTGTAAATGCTACACCTGGTTTGAAATTACGTGCTCAATATTCATCTGCAACTCTTTTCAAGAGAGCAACAGATACATGGATCGTAATGGGCGACCTATCAGCATAAAAGTTTGATATAATAAAAAAAGGAGTAATAAATGGCAACTAGTAAAAGAAGAGGTATTAAGTCTTCAGCACAAGACAACTTTTTAGAACCAGAAAATGTTACTTCTTTAAGTGCAACAGATGTTGGAACAAATCGTCCATACCTTGCTACAGCAAATACCACCTCAGCAGCATCTGCTTCTGGAACTGGTGGAGCAGTAAGCCTTTCTTGGACATTACCAGGAACATCTCCAGCAGCAACATCTTATGTTATTACAACAACACCTTCTACATATACACATGATACTGGATCTTCATCTACATCATACACATTTGAAGGTCTTGCAGCAAATACATCTTATACATTTACAGTAAAATCAAAAAATGCAGTAGGAACTGCTAGTGGAACAACCTCTTCTTCGGTAACTGCCACAACTGTTCCAAACGCACCAGCAGCACCATCTGCTTCATCTGCTAATTCAAACCAAGACGTTGTAACCTGGTCTGCTCCAGCAGCAACTGGTGGAAAATCAATAACAAGTTTTACTGTTATTTCTAGCGATGGTCCGTCTTATACTAATGCAACATCACCATTAACGGTAAATGAAACAGCAGGAACATCACAAACTTATAAAGTTGTAGCAATTAATGCTAATGGTTCTTCCGCTGAAAGCGCTGCTTCTAACTCTGTTACTACTCAACCATTCTTTCCACCATTCTTTCCGTTCTTTCCACCGTTCTTCCCGTTCTTCCCACCGTTCTTCCCACCGTTCTTCCCGCCATCATTTCCATTCTTTCCTCCATTCTTCCCGTTCTTCCCACCGTTCTTCCCACCGTTCTTCCCGCCATACTTTGGATTCTTTAGAGATTAATACAAAACTTGTTGTGCTATAATTAAATATAGACACAAGGAGTTTTATGGACTGGTTTAACTTACCAAGAGAAGAAAAAATTAATTACAGGCTTGAGCCAATTAATATTGGTAACAATATTATTGCTAATAATTTAGACTATGGAATTCATCTTTATAATAATGCAATTTCAAAAGAACAGTGTGACTTTATTATCAATACACTTGAGTCAGAAGTTGAAAAAGACAATACTTTAAGATGGCATGGTGCAAAAGTTAATGCAATTGAAGATAAGTTAAATGCTAGAAATTGTTTTGATATTAAATATAAACGAGAGCATTTAGGTAAGTATCAAGAGTATAATCAAAATTTATTTGATATTCATGAAGTTGTAGAAAAACAACTTGACCTATGCCTTCAACACTACGAGTCTTTATGGCATTTAAAAATGAATTATAAAGAGGCTTTTAATTTTGTTAAATATTCAAAAGACGAATACTTTAAAACACATGTAGATCATGGTCCTTACTACACGTGTACTATATCCGCAGTAGTATATTTAAATGATAATTACGATGGCGGGGAATTAGATTTTACCAGACATAATTTATCAATTAAGCCAAAAGCAGGAGACATTGCAATATTTCCTTCTAATTTTGTTTATGAGCATGAATCAAAAAATATTATTGAAGGAATTAAGTATTCTGTTGTAATTATGTTAGATTATAACGATAACAATCACAAGGAGAATAATGGAACCAGTTACTAATTTAAATCACTTTTATCCAGGACAGACTTGGTCTTCTTATGAAGATCTTGGTAGTGGAATTTTTGTATATCATGATGTTTTAACTAAAGATATTGATATTATAAATAGATTAGAATCAGTTGTGTCTAGTGATAAAACTGCTAGATATCAATGGAGAGAAGCGCTTGTTGGATATCAACAAAGAATGCCAGAGTACAGAGATTGTGTAGACTTTAAATTTAAAAAAACTGATATTGAGCACGACAAGTCTAATGAATCATTACTGTTACAAAATCTTTGGCAAGATGTTTATGATAAGTCAAAACCAGTTGTTGATCATTATTGCAATAGTTTTCATATAGGAGAATTAAAGTATTGGGAGGCAATGAATTTTGTTAAGTATGGTCCAGGACAACATTTTATGGAGCATCATGATCACGGATTTTCATATAACTGTGTTGTTTCATTAGTAGGCTATCCAAATGATGATTATGAAGGTGGAGAACTTACTTTTAGGCTGCAAAATTTAAATATAAAGGCTAAGGCTGGAGATCTTTTTGTATTTCCATCTAATTTTATGTATCCACATAGAGCCATGCCAGTCACATCTGGTACTAAATATTCTATAGTAACAATGCTTGACTACAGTTCAAAATTTCATAATCCAAAGTTTTTTCAAGAAACTGGAGACTAGTGGTTACTTTAGATTTTTATAAAGAAAAAGGATCATTGATTAATTTTCATCCGTTGACAATGAAAAGAGAGTGGATGGAAAATACAGACGGAAAGCATGCATATAGATGTTTTCCAGTTTCTTCTGCCAATTTAATTGGATGGACTTTTTCATTTCCAGAAGACATTACGTTTATTTGGGATGGAGTTTCAGATACATTTTCTGACCATATTAAAATTATCAATGGCAATAAATTTGTCAATTTAAATAGAGCAAATGCTACTATAAGTTTTGATACTAATTTATATTTAAGATCAGATAGTGATATAAGCATAATGTTAATGCCAGTTCCAAATCAATTTATTGAAGGTACAAATTGTTTTACAACAATTATCAATCCATCAATATTAAAGGCACCAATCCCAGCGGCATGGAGAGTAACTTTGGCTAATAAAGAAATTACTATACCAGCAAACACCCCAATTGCATCTATTATTCCTATTTCATTAAAAGATTTGCAAGATGTATCTGTTAATTTATATGATGCACAATTTGGCCAAGATCATTATAAATTTTTACAAGATTATGGGATGTCATCACAAGAAAAAATAATGACAGATAAGTGGACTAACTTTTACAGAGATGGTGTCGATCATAATGGCAATAAACTTGGAGACCATGAAGTTAAAAGTTTAAAATTAAGTTTTAATGATTATACAAAGGGTAATAATGGACAAACATAAAATTATTTTTAAGGCTGCAAGAGCATGGCTATCATCAGAAAGTAAGTCTGTGCCAAAACCAATTGCTAAATCAATACCAGACTGGTATAGAAAAGCAGATAGATATGCAAAAGATTTTAATAATGATTTTATTATTGGTCCAGATAAAGGAAAAATTCCAACCTGGAAAGCATGTCCAGCAATATTTGACATTATGGCTACTGGATATTCTTTAAATACCCCATGCGATATTGAATTTTTTTTAAACAAAGATAATAAAATTGATGTAAAAGTTCACAACTCAAAATATGCATCATTTGTAGAAAAAAGACCTTCTATGCCACAGTTTATGCATCCAGAGGGGTATTATGAAGATCATTTTTCTTGGTTTGGAGATTGGGAAATTATCCTTCCAGGCGGATATAGTGCAATTTATGCACCACCATTTAATAGATATGAATTACCATTTTTAACTACAAGTGGCATTATTGATTTAGATAAAGTGCATTTACCAGGATCATATCCATTTTTTATACGAAAAGGATTTACAGGTATTATACCAGCAGGAACATCATACATTCAGTTAATTCCTTTTAAAAGAGAAAATTGGATTTCAGAAATACTTGAAGAGCCAGATCAAAATAAAATAAAAAAAGAGTATCAAAAAAATGCTAAAATTTATAGAGTTCCAGACGGTGGAGTTTATAAAAAAAATGTATGGGAGCCAAGAACTTATGAGTAAAGAAATGGTATAATTAAAATATGATTAATAATACTAACCCATTTAAAAAACAATCAATAACTCCATCAGGATTTTTTGGACACGATAAATCTATGATTGTTGAATTAGAAAATTTTATGACTACAGAAGAAATTGAATATCTTGAAAGTGCAGCAAAATCTATAAAAATTTGGGACATTACAGAAACACATAAAAATGAAAACGGTACTGTAATTTATGATGCAGACTACTGGAAAGACCGTGTTGCAACTGGACCAACATTAGATAAAAATGATCCACAAATTTCTATCATATTAGAAAATTTATTTCAAAGATTAAAAATTGAAATTGAAAAATTTTTTAATGTAGTTATTGAACCAACAGGCAAGGCTATTGTAAAATGGCTTCCAGGACAATTCCAACACCCACATGCAGATAAAGAACTACATGATGGGCCAGATGCTGGAAAACCAAATGATTTTCCACATTATGATATTGCTAGTTTATTTTATTTAAATGACGACTATGTTGGGGGAGAATTATATTTTCCATTACAAGATATTCAAATTAAACCAAAAAGGGGTGCTGCTTATTTTTTCCCAGGAGATAAAAATTATATACATGGAGTAACAAAGGTCGAAGAAGGAATTAGGTATACCTGTCCGTTTTTTTGGACAATTCTAGAGCATACTGGAGATAAAAAGCCATGACAGAATTATATAAAGATTTAATTGAATTGTATCCAAACATTATTGTTTATAAAAATTTATTTAAAGATGCAAATAAAAATTATGAAGCATTAAAAGAATCTACTAATGAAGATCCAGATAGATTTTTTAATTACTGGTCACAATGGTCAAGGTTTGGAGAGTATTTAAATCCAACTTTATTAGATTCAAGTCTTAATGTTGAATTTCTTGATAATGTAAATGTGTCAACAGAAAAAGAAAATAATCAAAAAACTGTTGTTGTAGAATTAATTAATAACTTTAATTTTGTTATAAAAGATTACATATCACGCACTGGCGTTAATGTTGATTTTAATGAAACTGTTGTTGATATGCATGGCCAAACTGTTCCAAGGTGGAAGTTGTATGGTCCATCAATTGTAAGATATCATGACTATTCTAAAGTTATTTTAGATATTCCTCTGGCTATGTCATATCATTCTGATTTTATTAGAGAGCCTATTGTAAGTCCAGGTTATAAGTTTGCAATAACCGTTCTTACATATTTTAATGATGACTACGATGGTGGAGAAATTGATTTTGCAATAGGAAAAGAACTATATATGTATAAACCAGAAATTGGCGATATATTAGTTTTCCCATCTGGTCATCCAGATGTTTTAAGAAAAGATGGAGATGTATATTTGCATGGAGTTCTTCCTGCAAAAAATGGACATAAGTATCTTTCTAGAATGTATTTAGTAAAATATGAAGAGGGAGATAATGAGTGGTTTGAAAATGAAACAAAGTTTGGAAAAGATGTTTG